CGCTTCAGCAAATCAGACCGGGGCAGTGAAGCGGTTTACCATTGCAGAGATTGGCCACCTGTTTATTGAGGACGACATCGACCAGTTGCGCGGCTTGCCGTGGTTTGCTGCCGCACTGATCAACATGCGGGACACCAGTGACCTCAACTACAACGTCCTTAAAGCCTCGGCGATGGCTGCGTGTTTCGTTGGCAGCTACAGCAAGCCCACCGGGGCAACTCGCGTCGGTTTGTCGCAGTCTGCAACGCCCGTTCACACATCCGCAGACGGCTCTGACCTCACCGACGCGGACGGCAACACGATCACGAAGATTCAACCCGCCATGCTCATCAATACGGGCAAGGACGGCAAGTTTGAGTTACACAGCCCGAATCAGCCAAACATGAATCCGGAAGGCTTCGTTCAGCATCTGCAGCGGCAAACCGCCGGAGCAATGCCAGGGGTGAAGTCTTCGACAATCACCGGCGACTACCGCAACAGCTCATTCAGCTCGGAGCGGTCAGCGGACAACGACGCATGGCCCGAATTGCATGACGTTCAGGAGTGGTTTGCGTCGTCATTCTGTCAGCCAATTTACGAAAGCCTGATTCGGGCTGCAGTGCTGGCTGGATTCTTTGACGGCATCATTTCCGCGGCTGAGTTTCAGGCCAATCCGGGGCGGTTCTCGGCTGCAAATTGGCAAGGTCCGGTCGCTCTTTCGATCAATCCAACGGACGACGCCAAGGCCGCTTCGCTCCGCATCAAAGGTGGCTTGTCGAGCCTCCAGATGGAGTGTGCAAAGCAGAACGTGAACTGGCGGACTGTCATTGACAACATCGCCGAAATGCGCGAAGTCGCAGCCGCTAGGGGCATCCCCGAAGTTGTGGTAAACAACATCCTTGGCGTTGACCCGCAAGCACTGACAGCGATGGCCACGATCGAACAAATGGAAGACGTTGGCGGCGAAACCGCTGACGAAAACGAGGAAGAGGTGAGCAATGTCTAAGCGTTCGCAGGCAATTGCACGGCCAATGTCAGATCCCGGGTTTCGCTCGCTTGAAGTCCGCGCAAAATCGTTCCGTGAAGACGAAAGATCCGTTGAGGCGGTTATCAGCACCGAAGCCCCTGTGCTCATGCCGGACTGGTCCCGCGGCGAGATGGTTCCTGAGGTGTTGCTGGCCCGTGGGGCAGAGTTTCCAAAGAGCCGACAGATTCCATTCCTCGACTCGCACAACCGCTACAGCATCAAAGACCAGCTGGGCAGCGCTCGAAGCATTACCGTCAACGACGGCAACATCACGGCAACGCTCATGTTCTCCAGGGCTGCTCATGCCGAGGATGCAATGGCGGGCGTCCGCGAAGGCCACATCACCGACGTGAGTGTGGGCTACGACGTCCTGAAGCGAACCTACATCGCCGAGGGGCAAACCAAAACAATCTCCGGCCGTGAATTTACCGGCCCGGTAAACGTCGTGACGAAATGGCGGCTGCGGGAAGTCTCGTTGACTCCCATCGGTGCAGACGCTCAGGCAAAGCTGCGAGGGCTCGACCCGGCAGCGGTCAGGTTTTCGCAAGAAGAGGGATTTGAGATGAATCAGGAACTCCGCGCTTTGCTGGTGTCGCGTGGCATGCCAGCTGAATTCAACGATGAGCAGGCCCAGCGGTGGCTTGTGGAAAACGCCGGCAAACTGGCTGGCCCGTCTCCCGCTCAAGCAGACGTGATTCGTGCGTCTGCAGCGGAGATCGTGCACGCTCCGCCTGCTCTCACCGCGGACGATGTCGCTCGCATGATTGCCGACGGCACCCGAAAGGCGCTCGAGGCTCAGCATCAGGCCCGCACGGCATTTGAGGCTGAAGCCCGTGGCCTCTGCGAACTGGCCGACATGGCCGACGAATTCGACACTGTACGCAACCTCAGTGACGTGGCGGCCGTTCGCGAGCACCTGAAAAAGGCCAAGGCACAGCGAGCAGAGTCGATTCCATTCGGTGGCGTTCGCATGACCAGCAATGGTTTCGACCGTCTGCGTGGCGACCTTCACGCCACGCTGCTCACGCGTGCGGCTGAGTCTTCGTTGAACGGCAACGAAGCAAAAATCAGCCAGCACATCACCGCCGAACAGCGAAAGGCTGCAGCCCCGTTCCGTCATGCCACACTACTCGACATGGCCACAGAATACGTTCGCGGCCTCGGAATCAACGTCCTCGGTTTGACCCGCGAACAGATCGCACAGTGTGCCATGTTTGGCCCGTCGGTAGCTGGCATTCGCAATGTCCGCACCGACGTTCCATTTCACACGACGGGCAGTTTCGCCAACCTCACGTTGGACGCCATCAACACAAGCATGATGGTGGGCTATACCGAAGTGCCCGCGACATGGCGTGGTCCCATGCGGCAGGGTGACTCGGTGCCTGACTTCAAAACGATCCATCGCCTGAGACTCGGCGGCGTTCCCAATCTGCCAGTCTGGAACGATGCTGCCGATCCGGACAAGGCCAGCATGGCAGACGCTCGGGAATTCTACGCTGTCGAATGCCGTTCGGTCGGCGTGGACTTCAGTTACAAGCTGATCATCAATGATGACATGAGCGCGCTTACCCGCGTTCCACTGGCTCTCGGGGACGCTGCAGCCCGCACAGTGAACGCTGTGGCGTGGTCACAAATCACCAGCAACCCGCTGATGAGCGACGGCGTGGCTCTGTTTTCCGCAGCGAGCGGCGCCCGAAAGCAGAAGAATACCGAGACCGGATCAATCGCGAACTACACCACCGCCATCAATCTGCTCACACAGAACATGATGACGATGCGAGGCGAGAACACGCCTGAGGGCGAGCAGGGGCCGGATATTCTCGGGCTCATGCCGTCTTACATCGTGGTCCCCGCGGCACTGCGTGCGACCATCCTCACGCTGCTGCAGTCCACTGCGGACCCCTACGGGGCTCAGTCCGGAATTGCCAACATCAACCGCAATCTGAACCTCGTGGTTGAGCCATTGCTGGATGCGAACAGCACCACCGCCTGGTACCTGTTCGCAGAACCGCGACGAATCGACACCGTCGAAATCACCTTTCTTCAGGGACAGGAGACGCCGCAGGTTCGCTCGGTTCTCAGTGAGGAAAAGCTGTCCATGACCTACTATGTTCTGCAGTCATTCGGAGCAAAAGCCCTGAATCACCGCGGCATCCAGCGACACACCGGAGCCTGATCGGGCACCGGCTGACAAACGCGGGGGCGGCGCTGTGCTGCCCCCAATTTTGCCGAACTGATCGGCGAATAGCACAGTCCCCGAACAGGGGCATCATAAAGGCTTTCAAATGGTCACTCGTGGAACCAAATGCTGGCAAGATCTCTTCGACAGGGCGCAGGAATTTTCTGCGACGCCTGGGATGAACGGATGGGCGGTCAGCGACACCAGCGCGGCCGGCACTCCGACCTACCTTGCAATCACTGAAGACGGCGGCGCAGCAAAATTGACGCTGGCCGCAACCAGCGAAGCGGAGGAAGTTACGCTCTTCCATAACGACGTGCTGGCCTTCGACATTCGCGCTGTGAAGTACGCAAAGTTTGTCGCTCAGGTGTCCGGCATCGACTCCGTGACCACGCTGTGTTTCGGACTGGCCTCGGCTCGCAACGCAACACCCGACAACGTGGCCGTCAACGCATGGTTCAGAATGCAGGGCAGCGCCTCGCTCACCGCTGTGGTTGCTGAAACCGACGACGCCACCACCGACAACGATGACAAGGCCACCGGTCAGACGCTGGCGAGCGTCTACAAGACGTTCCTGATCGACTTCACGAACGGCTTGAAGGACGTGCGATTCTTCATCGAAGGCGAGCGCGTGGCTGCTGGAACGACGTTTGACATGTCCGCAGTTGCGGCCGGCCAGAACGTGCAGCCTTACGTCACTCTCCAGAAGGCCAGCGGCACCGGCACCCCGTCGGTTACGATTGCACTTGTCGAAATCGCCTACAGCTACTCCTACGGTGTCTGAGTATGTCTCTGCGTGACCTCATTGCCAGCGATGTTACCGACGTATTTCTGGACCTCGACGATTTCGCGGTACAGGTGCGGCGGTACGTCAACGGCAATGAGTCAGAGCAGCAGATTTTAACAGGCATTGTGACGTGGTTCCCCACAGAACCAACAGAGGAGCGAGGCCGCGGCACTCGACGCCGCGGTGAGATCATCTTCAGCAGCTCCGCGACCGTGACGGTGCACGACGCTTTCCGGATCGGCGCGGATCGTGCTGAGGTTGAGGCAGTGAGCCAAAGGCAGGATGGGGCACTTGTGGTGAGCATCACGCAAACCATTCCGGAAATGCGCGGCGGCAAGACTCTGCGAACAGGGGATCTGTGATGGCACGCCTCGACGTTCTGGGATTGCTCACAAACGCTCGGACCATGCTGGCTGGGTTATCGACGTGGCAATCACTGTGCGGTGTTTCCAGCTCAGCAGAGGCAGCGGAGCGAATTTACCTCGGCGGTGTTGTTGCGGCACCAGAGGAGGCACTGGCCCCGATTTGCTGGCTTGACATCGACCCCGCAAACTTTGACTGGCAAGGCACGGCCCGTGGTCGGGTGACGGTCGAGGCCCGGTTTGAAATTGCAGTGCCAGAAGACAAAATCGCCGATTACTCGCAGCAGTTTTCATGGGTTTGGGGGCAGGTATCGGCGCTGCTGGCGGATATCAACGCCGCTGTGAATGGCAGTGGGCAACTTATGCTCCGCAATATCACAATGCCTATGCGACCGGGACCCATCGACCCAGACGACAACGAAGGCCGAACGGATTGGATGCTGCAGCTTGGGCTTGTAGTTGAGGTGGTTTGATGTATTCAATCGAGGTGCAAATTCGGAAGGCGAATCTAACCTCGCGAATGCACGCAAAACTAATGCGGGAAATCAATCGACACGTTGCACAGGAGCACGCGGACAAGCGAATTCGACAGCACTTTGATGAGCGAGCTTACCAAAAATACAAGGCACGCAAACGCAAAGAAAACTACGATGCGTGGAAACAGCGAAAATTCGGACACAAGCGGCCGAACTATCGCACTGGAACGCTGTACAGAAACTTGCGGAAGAAAGTGACAGCAACGCAGTACGGTGCACGGCTGGTCATGCGAAGCCGGCTCGTAAAATTCATTCCAGAAGATGAATTCAGCAAGATGGGGCCAGCACAGCGGGCGAAGGTTTCAGCAAAGCGAAACCGGCGACTCGCAAAATGGCAAAAGGACGAAATAGCAGTCGTCACAAAGATGGAAATTCGCGAAGACCGGTTGACAATGGCTCGCATGTACAAGAGAGGGGCAGGCAGCCCCGAATACAAACGCAAACGC